GAGGTTGTTAGACCAGATGAATTACCTGGATTTCATGATTTACCTACAGTCGATGATGGTCGTCATGCAGGAGTAATTGGAGTTGGTGGGTTGATACTGTGCAAAATAGATAAAGAAATCGCAGATCAAAGAAATGAATTTTTTGAACAACAAACCAATAATCAAATGTCTGCTGTAGAAAATGACCTGATGCGTGAAGAGAATCCAGCGATGCCAATCTCAAGAGAGGTTAAATCAAAGGTGACTTTTGGTGGAGGAAACAGAGGATAACTCTGTAACTCTATATATAAATTTAATTATAGGAAACATAAAAAATGGCAAATTTAGATGCTTCATTTGGAATGAAACCCGTAAGAATGATGGGTGGTTCACCTTACTCGGGTGGACAAAGCCGTTATAGAATCGCTGCTAACTATGGAACCAGTATCTTCCAAGGAGATATGGTAATGCAGGTAACTGGAGGTACTGTAGAAATACATGCTGATGGTGGAACTGTACCGATTGTTGGCGTATTCAATGGCTGTACTTACACTGATCCTACTTCGGGTGAACAAGTATTTAGTAATTATTACCCTGCAAGCACAAATGCTTCAGACATAATTGCTTTCATAGTCGATGATCCCAACGTGGTCTTCGAGATTCAAGCAGACGACACTTTCCCAGTGGCTGATCTGTTTGGTAACTTTGACATCGTTTACACAAACTCAGGTAGTACCTTAAGTGGTATTTCAGGAGCAGAGTTAGATGTCACAACAGGTGCTACAACAGCAGGTTTACCGATCAAAGCGATTGATATTTCAGAAGATCCTGAAAATTCAGACGTTGCTTCGGCAAACACTAATGTTTTAGTTGTTATTCAAAATCATATCTGCGGCCAAAAAGGTGCAGGTCTAGCTTAATAAGGAGTATAACTAATGGCAATTTCAAGAGCACAATTAGCTAAAGAATTGGAGCCTGGTTTAAATGCCTTATTTGGCATGGAATACAACAGGTACGAACAACAACATGCAGAGATATTTGAGACAGAATCCTCAGATAGAGCATTTGAAGAAGAAACCATGATCGTTGGTTTCGGTAACGCTAAAGTAAAAACAGAAGGGCAAGGAGTCGAATTTGACAGTGCTACTGAAGGTTTTACTGCTAGGTATTCACATGAAACCATAGCGTTAGCATTTGCACTAACTGAAGAGGCTATCGAAGATAACCTGTATGACAGATTGGGAGCTCGATACACAAAAGCTCTAGCAAGATCCATGGCACATACAAAGCAAGTGAAAGCTGCTTCTGTGCTTAACAACGCATTCTCATCAAGCTTTACTGGAGGAGATGGCAAGGCACTTGTTGCTACTGATCACCCACTAACAGGTGGCGGTACATTAAGTAATAGACCTAGCACTTATTCAGACTTGAACGAGACTTCATTAGAAGATGCAATTATTTCAGTTTCAACTTTCGTTGATGACAGAAATATGGTAATTGCTTTACAAGGTAAAAAATTAGTAATACCACCACAACTACAATTTGTGGCTGATAGACTTTTAAATACACCAGGTAGAGTAGGAACATCTGACAATGACATCAACTCTATTAAGAATATGGGCATGGTATCCGAAGGGTACACTGTTAATAACTTCTTAACAGATAACGATGCGTGGTTCTTGTTGACAGACTGTCCTGATGGATTTAAACACTTCGAGAGATCTCCTCTTTCAACTTCTATGGAAGGTGACTTTGATACTGGCAACGTCAGATTCAAAGCTAGAGAAAGATACTCATTTGGATTCTCAAATCCAAGAGCAGTGTTTGCATCTCAAGGTGCATAATCTTAACTGATTGTTTAAAGGGAGCTTCGGCTCCCTTTTTTTTTAGATCAAACTAATATACAATCGAAGGACTAGGATTTATTAACTTGTTCTACAGACTGACCTAGCAGACAAGCCAAGACAGTAGAACTTATTTTTCGGGAGAAAAATTATGGCAAAAAGCACTTTTTCAGGCCCAATAAAATCTTTAGCAGGATTTATTTCGGCAGGTAATGCAAACGTAGTTAGCTTAACGGCTGACACTACATTAACAGTAGACTCTCATGCAGGTAAAATTCTTACTTGTAACGATGCAGATGGTAAATTTACTTTACCTAGTATTGTTTCAACAGATCCTGGAGATAACACAGATCCAAATCAGTTAAATAATTTAGGAGCTTCTTTCTTCTTTGTTGTAGAAACCGCAGCTACAGATATGGACATTCTAACTGATGGAACAGATAAGTTTGTTGGTGGGGTATATACAGGCGTAGATGACAATACTGGTAAAACTTTTATTTCAGCTGCATCTAATGATGTTATTACTATGAATGGATCAACTAAAGGTGGATTAGTTGGTAGTATTGTAAAAGTAACTGCTATGGCTTCTGCTAAGTATGCTGTAGAAGGTATTATTTTAGGATCAGGAACTTTAGTAACACCATTTGCTGACGCATAAGGAGTAGATTATGGCAGATGCAGTAACTTCTCAAACCATACAAGATACCGATAGGAAAGCAATTATGCGGTTTACTAATGTCAGCGATGGCAGTGGTGAAGCTGCTGTTAAAAAAGTTGATGTTTCAGCTTTAAGTGCTAACTCCTCTGGTCAAGCTTGTACTTCTGTAAGTATTGCAAAAATTTGGTGGATGACTGTTGGCATGAGTGTTAAGTTGGAGTTTGATGCTTCAACAAATGTTTTACTTACACACATACCATCAGATGCTACTGGAGATGAGTATTATGATTCATTTACAGGCATACCAAATAATGCAGGATCAGGAGTAACTGGAGATATTGATTTTACTACTGTTGGTCATAGTAGTGGCGATTCCTACCATATCATTTTAGAGATGGTAAAAAACTATTAATGAATGGCTACAAGAGCAAAATCTAAACCAATACGAAGAACTACCAAAGGTAAATCAGCTAATTACCGCCCCACCAAAAGTGGGGCTGGTATGACTAAAAAAGGAGTCAAAGCTTATAGAGCTAAAAATCCTGGTAGTAAATTAAAAACAGCCGTAACAGGCAAAGTTAAAAAAGGTAGCAAAGCCGCAAAAAGACGCAAGTCTTATTGTGCAAGATCAGCAGGACAATTAAAGCGTAGCTCTGCTAAAACAAGAAATGATCCAAATTCAAGAATACGTCAAGCAAGACGAAGGTGGAAGTGCTAATGGCTAAAATATGTCCGAAAGGAAAAGCATGGGCTAAAAGAACATTTGATACATATCCCTCAGCTTATGCAAACATGGCTGCGTCTAAGTATTGTAAAGATCCAAACTATGCCAAAGGATCAAAAAAGAAACCAAAGAAAATGAAAGATGGCGGACTTGTAGGTGGAGGCAGACAGGCTAGACAAGACAGGCAAAGATTTTAATGGGCAAATTAAAAGAATGGGTTAATCAAGACTGGGTTCGTATAGGCACAGATGGATCTATTAAAGGTAAATGTGGTACAAGCAAGAATAAAAAAAATCCAGATCGTTGTTTACCAAGAGCAAAAGCACAAAGTTTAAGTAAATCAGAAAGAGCAAAAACTGCTAGAAAAAAGAAAGCAGCTGGAGCTAGAGGAAAAACTGTTGTTGCTAACACAAAGAAAGCTAAAGTATCTTTTAAGAATGGCGGAGAGGTTAGAAAGATTGCAAGAGGTTGTGGTAAAGTAATGAACAATAGAAGAAAAAAAACTAAATATTCATAGGAGTAAATTATGTTTAAAAAAACCAAAGGCTATGCTAATGGTGGTATGGTTAAAGGCACTAAGTATATGTCCAAAGGCGGATCAGCTTCTAAAGGTACTAAGTACATGTCTAAGGGCGGAGCAATGAAAGGCACTAAATATATGGCAAAAGGTGGAGCTATGAAGGGTACTAAGTACATGTCTAAAGGCGGAAAAGTATAATAAATTTTTTACAAAAACAAAGGAGAGAGTGTTTTGTCATATTTAATTTCAAACATCCCGCAGTTTAAATGCTGGGTGAGAAAAGAGTTTACAGCCAACCATAGTAATTATCACGGAGAGTATTTACATGCTCTTGTTATAGCTGTTAATACCATTCCAGATAGATCCTTATCGTTTCAAGTAGTCTTTACAGGTTGCGAAATAGATAACGAAGAAGATGCACCTAATGTTCATGGCGGTGCTATGTGGGCAAGAATGCCTATTCAAGCTTTAGTAGCAGATATACCATTAAAAGAATGGCCTTCTCCTATGGAAGATCATTTAGCTCAACCATGGGATTGTCTAAGCCATCATCATTCTGTTGTAGTTTTAGATAGGGTTAGTTCATCTCCTTGGATATGTAAAATAGGTGGAGAGTTTTATACAGGAAAATATTTATTTACAGTAGATTATACAGAAAATTCAATAGCTGATGATTCTGCTCAACATAAGCAATCACATGTGTTATATTTAACAGACGCTGGTGAGTATACTGGTAACTTTGTAGCTTTACCTAATAACAGAGTAAGAGCTACAAACCCTGCTTTATGGCGTGTTGGAGAAGGAGCACCAGACTTTATGCCTTCTCAATGGACGCATTCAGCAGAACAACATGAGAGTTATATGGATCCGAACATAACATTTAATAATTTATATGCTTCAGAGGAAGATTAAATGACAACATCAAGTAGTACAAACTTTGAGCCAGATGTAACTGAGTTTATAGAAGAAGCATTTGAAAGATGTGGATTAGAACTTCGTACTGGTTATGATCTAAAAACAGCAAAAAGATCTATTAATCTTATGTTAGCTGAATGGGCTAACCGTGGTCTTAATCAATGGACTATAGAACAGACAACTCAAACAGTTACTAAAGGCACTAACCAATATACTTTAAACTCTAATGTTATTGATATATTAGATTGCTCCATTAGAAGAGATACTGATGGAACTAACCTTGATTTACAAATGTCTAAGATCAGCAGAAGTGAATATCTAAATATTCCAACCAAGTCTACTGAAGCTAGACCTACTCAGTTCTTTCTTGATAAACAAGTAAGTCCTGTTTTAAATATATGGCCTACGCCAGAGAATAGTACAGATGTATTAGTCTTTAATAAACTAGTGAGAATGGATGATGCCGACACCGCCACAAATACAATGGATATGCCTTTTAGGTTTTTTCCTTGCTTCGCTGCTGGTCTTGCTTATTACATAGCTATTAAGAAAGCACCAGAAAGAGTTGTTATGTTAAAGCAAATGTATGAAGATGAATTTGAAAGAGCTCTATCTCAAGACGAAGATAGTGCTTCATTTAGAATTGCACCATACTTAAGACACGGATACTAAAATGGCTTACGCAGCTGGTAAATTTGCAAGAGCTCTTTGCGATAGATGTGGATTTGAATACAAGCTGTCACAACTAAGAGAAGAATGGAACGGTTTAAAAACATGTAGAGATTGTTTTGAACCTAAACATCCACAGCTTGAGCCATTACCACACGTATCAGATGCAGAAGCTTTATATAAACCTAGACCTAATAATGATGTAGAATTAGGAGATGGAGCTGTTTACACAAATGATGGTAATTCTAATTCTTCAATGACATCTGATCCTATAGGATCTAAGATATTAGGATATGAAATGACAGGTTCTCTTGGCGAGGTTACAATAACAGTATGACATTATCAGAGTTAAAAACATTAATTAAAAATTACGTACAAAACGAAGAGACTACTTTTGTAGCTACTCTTGACGATATGATCAAGAATACAGAAGAAAGATTATTTGAATTAATACAGTTTGATTTTTTTAGAAAAAATGTAACAGGTACTTTAACAACTGGAAATACATATTTAACAGCACCCACAGATTTTAATTTAAGTTTTTCACTAGCTGTTATAGACGCTAGTGGTGATTATCATTACTTAGAAAAAAAACATGCAAGCTTTATGAGAGAATATACTCCTGATCCTACAGACACATCATTAAGAGGATTGCCAAAATATTATGGAGATTTTGATAAAGAACTATCTACTGCTTCAAATAATGGATCTACATTAATTGTAGCACCAATACCAGATGCAGATTATTCAGTAGAGTTACATTACTTATACAAACCTAATAGTCTAGTGACTGATACAACAGGAACATGGTTATCACAAAATGCTAGAAACGCATTGTTATATGGATGTTTATATGAAGCATATACTTTTATGAAAGGCGATACTGATCTTTTAGCTTTATATGAAAATAGATTTCAACAAGAAACTGCAAGACTAAAAAACAAAGCGGAGGCTAGAGGAAGAAAAGACGAATATCGTTACGATTCTATTAGAAACGCCACCACTTAAGGAGAGAGAAGATGGAGAGAGTAGAAAATCTAAAAGGTAAAACTATAGCTATTGTCGGTCTTGGCAAGAGTTGGTTTGATTACTGTGTAGCAAAATCACATGGAGTTCACTTTGACGAAGTATGGGTGATAAACGCTGTTGCTTCTGTTATATACCATGATCGAGTATTTATGATGGATCCTGCAAGTAGATTCTTTGATACTGACAATGCAGGCAATCAAACACATGGAATGCTAGAGGTTTTAAAAAATCATAAAGGGCCTATATATACGTGCGAGTTAGATGATCGTGCACCAGGATTAGTAGAATACCCAATACACGAAGTTTTAAAGGATACTGATTGTTATTACCTAAACAACACAGTTGCATACGCAGTAGCTTTTGCTTTGTGGAATAAGGTAGGAACTATAAAAATGTTTGGCATTGATTTTACTTACAAAGGTAACTTACATTTTGCAGAATCTGGTAGAGCTTCTGTAGAGTTTTGGTTAGGCAAATGTATGAATGCTGGCATTCAAGTTGAAG